ATGAAGAAGATTTCGGCTCTGGGGTTCTTGGTCCTGCTTGCCGCCGGATGCTCCTCAACGGCAGTCAACCCGGGGACAGCGAAGGCTGTGTCAGCCGGTCGAATGTACGACGCCAGTTACCTTGAAAGCAGTCCCGATCGCTCGGCCACCATCAACGTGACTCGCGATAAAGGGTTTGCGGGCGGTGGCTGCTCGTTCGACATCCTGATAGACAACCAGAAGGTCGTTGCGTTGAAGCCAGGCGAATCGGTCAGCATGCACGTGGTGCCTGGAACCTACTTCCTGAAGCTTGAGGCCGGTGGCGGTCTTTGCCAGAACGTCTCAACATTCCAGAATGTGACGGTCGCTGCTAGCGATGTCCTGGCCTATCGCATCTCATGGCCTGCCGGTGGACGGCCAACGATGGAGCGGCAGTAGGTTGCCGCTCATCCAAGGTTTGAAGTGCTTCCAGGCGACGCGTTCCAGGCGCTGAATCAAATGGCCCCCGCCGTCAACGATTGCCTCGTCAGTGAGACTAAGCGACGGATACGGGGCCTAGTCGGTACCGGTGGACAAGGGTGGAAAACGAAAAAGCCGGAACCCCTTATTTGACGAGGGATTCCGGCTTTTCGTGGACCCTTGCGGACCCGGTATTGGTGGAGGTGGGCCCTACCGCAATGTGAACGCAAGTTGTTGATGGTGAAGGTGGTTTGTGCTGGTGTCCGAAACCGATACCCCCAGCAATACCCCCACTCTATGCAGCCTTGGCGGGTTCAATTCCATCCCGCTCGGCAACCCGGGCGGCCTGCCAGGCGTCCACCTCAGCCTCGATCCAGCCTACCGCGTTGCCGCCCAGCGGCACAGGCGCCGGAAAGGTGCCGGCGCTGATCCGGTCATAGATTGTGGTCTTGCCCAGGCCCGTGCGGCGCTTGACCTCGGGCATCTTGATGAAAACGAGCGGCTCGGTAGCCATGGTGTCCTCCTTCAGTTCGTGGCCAGCGCAGCGCGCAGCTGCTCGGTGGCGGTGTTCATGCGGACATCCTCCGCAGGTGCAGAATTGATCCCCACTGGTCGGCCATCGCTGCGGCAATCCCCGGATAGGTCTTGCTGCGTTCCTTCCAGCGATCGGGGCCGGGTGCCATACGGTGAATTCGATCCTCACGGCCTTCCACGATGTTGGTAGGCGTTAGGCGGGGAAGGCCTTTCAGCCACAGCGCCGTAGCCTTTGTCTCACCATGGCCGAACTGCCACGGCTGGATAACCTGGTCCGGCTGACGCCACATCGAGGACATGATGCAAACCGGGTTCTCGATGGCAATCATCGGGATATCTGCTTTCGCCAGCATCATGAAGAATGAAACCGCCGACTGCTGCCTGCCGTCCATGCGCTTGGCCTCGAAGTGCCGCGCGCCGCTGACCGATAGGTGGGTGCATGGCGGATGGGCGATCATCAGATCCCACGGATAGTCCAGCACGTCGCGCACATCGCCTTGGTAGTGCGGTCCAGGAACATCGGTTGGGAGGAGGTCGCAGCTCATCGCTTCATGCCCCCCCCAAGGAACTGATCCCGGACTGCGCCGCTGTACTCACAGGCGATCAGAACTCTCATACGTAGTCCTCCATTGCAGCGGTGAGCAGCTGGTCAGCCATGGTCAATTACCTCGCCAGCGCGGCTCCGCCACTCGTCGCATATCGCGTGAGGCTTAACCAGGAAATTTCCGAAGCTGCAGCGGTCTACGATCGGGTTGAGGATGGCGTCCTTCCGCTTGGGAACCCTGATCGTCCTGATCTTCCCTCGATGAGTCTTGACCTGCCGAAGTTCGTGGAGGGTGTGCGGCTCGCGGCGGAAGTAGACACAGGTCATGCAGCGCGGAGGCTCGGCGTCGAAGTTCTGCTTGGCCTTTGCGCCGTGGGCTACAAGGATCATTGGATCAGCCATTGGTCTGCCCTCGCTCATACTCTTCGTTGAGCCGCTTGCACTGCAGCTCAGCCTTGTCCCAGCCGTTCGCCTTCAGAATGTCCCAGCGGGTCACCGTGCGGCGTTCGTGGGTGTCGTTGACGTAGGCGTACCGACTGCCGGATGCCTTCAGCACCACGTATCGGGGTGGATCCTGCTCGCTGTCGGCGCTCATTTGCCCACCGCCTGGCTATCTGCCTTCCGTGACTCGGTGTTATGGAACGGACCATGGATCTCTGTTGCTGCTTGGCAGTACGCAGCGTGGGCTTCGTTCTTGTCGTGGAAGTAGCCTAGGTGGATGGTGCGTTTGCCCTTCATGATCTTTGCCCTCCAACGGCCCATCTGGATCGACCAATCAACACCTCGCAGACCGGAGCGGCCCGGGCGAGACTTGGCACTGCACTGGTTCTCGCTGTTGTTCGCCAGTCTTAGGTTCACCGGCCGGTTGTCAGTCTTGATCCCGTTGATGTGGTCGATCTGCATTCCATCTGGCGGCCAGTAGCCTGTGTGCAGTGCCCACGCCACCCGATGGGCGGCCAGCTTCACTTGGTCTACCTCCAGGCGTACGTACCGGTTGCGGTCCTGTCCTCCAGCCACATCGCCAGCCTTAGCTCCATTTGGCCTTCCAACCAACCAGTGCAGCAGTCCAGTATCTGCATCCAGCCTCAGGAGCTCCCGCAGTCGCGCCATCGGAACCTTGTTCATTCCGTACCTCCTGGCGGTGCGGCGTAGACCTTTGCCCCGACTGGCAACGATTCGCTGGGATACAGATGAACAACGAATCCGCCCTCGTCTTCCTCAATCGTGCCAATAGCTGCTACCGGCTCCCCCACCGGCTGGCGGGCGGCGAGTGCTGCGACCAACTCGGCGCGCAGTTCGGCAACATCGGCTTCCAACTGCGGGCGTCGGTTGTCCTCGTTCCAGCCATCGGAGCGCTCCGTCGATAGGTCTTCAACGGCTTGGTCATAGGCTTCCAGCAACTCTAGCGCATCCCCCTGACCACCCGGGGAGGGCTGGGTTGAGAGGGCAGCTTGCCATTGAGTCCACAGGTTTCGAACATTGATGAAGCAGTATTCGCCGTCAGCTGCACGCGTGAGGGTGTGACCCCTCAGCCGCGCCCACGCCTCAAAACGCTCACGCGCATCGGCGGCGATGGCTTCAGATACACACGACAGCAGTTCAGCTCGACCACCAATGTCGTACTCGTTATTGCAAAGGTGGTCGGTGATGCGATCAGCGAGCGAGTGTGCACCCCCCAGCCTCACCCTCCCACCGGACTGCACGTCCGCCAGGGTCTTGTTGTCGGTGGTCATGCGGATGCTCCCATTGCGGCGTCGATGGCTGTGTCCAGTTCTTCGGAATGGATCAGCCTTGTGGTCTCGCGGTCCATCGGATTTGCCGCAACCATGGGCGCAGATCGATAGGAGTCATTCGCCTTGTTGCGCAGCCACCGATACCGCTCCGCATCCTCCTGGTCACGATCAGCTCGGCTGCATGCATTGCGATACTTGATTTCAAGATGCGATTTGTCCTGAATTGCCGCCACATGAAGCATGGACAATTCGTCGCACTTCACCCGCAGCGCATCCGCCTCCCGCTCCTTCTCGCAGGCCAGCGCAGTTGCATCGAGCGCGGCCTTGGCGGCGTTCTGAAGCTCAGCGCGCAGGCGGGTTACCTCTTCCTCGTGGTCGGAGTGGAGGACGTAGCTGCCCTCTGCGTCCTCGGTGGGTCCACCCGCCAGATGGTCGTAATCCCAACGTTTGATATTGCTGCTCATGCGCGGGCTCCCTTCTTCGTGCGGCTGTCGTGCCCACCCTCGACCACTTGGCGGCGGCTTATGGTGGATCGGTCGATGGGGCTGTTGCCGAGCTTCTGGACCTTGCCGCCGGCGGCTTCGAAGCGCGCAATATCGGCGTCGATCTCCGCCCGCTGGCGGTTCTTCTCGGCCTGCGTGGCCAGGTCGAAGGTCGGCTGTACGTGGATGCTGGTCATGCGCTCTGCTCCAGCTCGGCCAGAAGCGCGTCGGCAATCTGGATGCAGTAGCGTGCGTCGTGCTCAGGCATGAAGTGAGTTGCATGGGCCTTGTTTGCCAAGAACCCCTGCATAGCCATTGCCGCGATCAGTTCGCGCTTGGTCAGGCCAGTGACCTGCCCCTGTTGGACCAGAATCGATGAGTAATGCTGGGGGCAGCCATGCTCATTGAGCATCGGGGCTGTGGGCATATCTCCGTTCTTCATCGTTGCGACTCCTGATGTGCCAGCAGCGGCCATCGGGTGCGGCGCTGCCAGCTTTGGGTGAGGTTGTTCAGGTGGACCTGCAGCGGGTCGCGGCGCAGGGGGCGCAGCGGGTCGTGCAGGCGGCGCTCGGTGTTCCGGCAGGGCGCGCACGCGGCGGTGGCCTTGCCGTTGATCAGGGGGAAGAACCGCAGCGGCAGCCGGGCCGCGCACTTCGTGCAGGTCTTCATGCCAGCGGATCTCCGCGCAGGCCTTCCCAGGTGAGCGGGAACGGGCCCAGCTTCAGCCGCGCCGCGGCCTGCTTCTTCGTCAGGCCCAGCGCCTCGGCCACTTCCATGGTCGTGACGCGCTTCCCGTCGATCACGTGGTCGAACTGGCGGGCGCGGTTGTTGCCGCCGCGCTTCGTACCGACGTGGGGATAGTCGTAGTTGAGGCCCCTCATGCCGCAACCTCGGCGCGGTAGTTGGCCGGCAGGTGTTCCTCGGCAAAGGCCAGGTAGTCCAGCGCCAGCTGCATGCAGTCTTCGTGCAGGCCGGGGTAGCGGGTCACCTCCAGAAGCTGCGGGGGCGACACGCGGTACTCCAGTTCGCCCACCTCCTTCAGCTCGAATACGTTCCAGCGGAAGACGTCGGCGCCGAACAGGTCCAGGTAGTACCGCCACTGGTAGCCGGCGAGATACCGCTCGGCATCGAACCGGCTGGTGGTCTTGTGGTCATCGACGCGCTTTCCGTCGAGGCAGTCCACTTTGCCGGTCACGGTCAGGCCGCCGTACTCGCCATAAGCGCGAACCTCGCGGATCGTCGGCAGTACCAGCTCGCAGTCGGGCAGATGGAACGTGTGATCCATCGCCTGCAGCACGTCGTAGTCGCCCGGCACCGCGTGCTCCAGAGCATCGTGGAACGCGGTACCGGCCAGCATCGCCTTGGTGGGCCGATCCACGGTGATGTAGCGCACCAGGTCTGCCACCGGCTGGTCGTCGGCGTCCCGCCACTTCCGGAACGCCTCGATGTTGGACACGCGGGCCAGCACGGTCAGGCCGCCTTCGGCGCGGCGTACTGGCCGGCCTTGCTGTCGAAGGTCAGGCCGAGCGCGGCGGCACGGTCGTTCAGCAGCACCTTCATGGCCTGCGAGCCGCCCTTTGCCTCCGGCAGCAGCGCATTGATCGCGGCAACGTCCCCGGCAGCGGTGGTACGGTCGCGCCACTTCTCCAGTGCAGCCTGAGCCTCGCGCTGTTCCTCGGTCATGGCGTTGAGCCGGTCTTTGATCTGCTGGATCACGCGAGCCAGGAACTGCGGGTCACGCTCCGGGTGAGGCACTTCCAGCGGCTCCAGCTGGCCCGGGTTCTTCCCGAACGACGCATCGGTCGGGCTGAAGTTGAGCATGCGCTTGCCGTCGCGGATCGACAGCCGGCCCATGGCATCCGCAGCCTTGTAGATCTCGCCCTTGCTGCCGCCCTGAACGTCCAGACGCTCAATGATCTCGTCGCCGTTGCGCTGCTCATCCATGTGGGCGATCAGAACCACGTCCTTGCCCAGGCTGTTGAGGTGCTTCAGCCATGCGACGAACTCGCTTTTCAGCTGCCCGAAGCCCTGCAGCGTCAGCGAACCACCCCGGCCCATCTTCGGATTGCGGCGGATGATGTCCGGCGTCAGGGTGTCGAGCGCGCGGCCGGCCGTGTCGACCACCACCGTGTTGAAGTCGGCCAGGTCGTCGGCGGTGATGTGCGCCACGTCTTCCCAGCGCTCCACCTGCACGGTGTCCTTGCGGTTGGCCGAGCGGTGGGCGCCGCGGTCGAAGTCCAGCAGCAGCGGCTTGTCAGCGGTGAACGAAATGGACGTTTTGCCCAGGCCGGGCGCAGCGTAGATACAGACGTTCAGGCGGGTGACCGTGATAGGGTCGGTGGAGCGGATGATGCGCAGTGCCATGGTTAGAACTCCCGTTGGCGTGGTGTCGAGGAATGGATGCCGGCGTCGTGGAATCCAGGCCGGCGCGGGGCCCGTGAGGGCGGGGAATTCGTTACGCGGCCAGGTCGGCCTGCTGGGCGGCTGCGCTCGGCGGCGTGAGGGTCAGGCGCACCTGACCGCGGCGCCATGCAGAGATCAGCTCGGCGTCTTCGTCCTCGTCCAGCAGCACCGAGACGGTGAAGCCCATGGCTACGCTGCCGCCTTCGAGCGGCTTCCAGGTGATCTTTTTCACCTTGGCGTCTGCGAAGAACACCGGCTCGATGTGGTCCATCAGGGAGCCGATCGACAGCTCGTAGCCTTCGAACTTCCCGGTGATGTCCTGCTCGCCCAGCAGCGGCAGATTCAGCGCCACCAGGTCGGTGCTACCTTCCATCGGCAGGTTCTGCTGTTGGCCCTTGTCGGCCTTCTTCCAGAACGCCGGCAGGATGGCCGGGTCGATGGTGTTGAGGATCGTGTTCGGAGCGTTCAGCGAGAACTTCAGGTCAGCAGCGGCCGCGTCTTCGTCGCCGTGCTTTTCCTTCCGCAGGTTCAGATGCGAGAAGACCGCATCGTGTTGATCGAGTTGGAACATCGGTGGTGCCTCTCGTAGGAGCCGGCCGCGCCGGCGGGGATGGTCAGCCGCGCACGCTGCTGGTGCTGGCCCAGCGGGCCTTCGCAGCGTCACAGTCGGAGTGGGCCTGGTGGATCTCGGCGATGCGCAGCGGCACGACGACGGCGGCGAACAGCGCGACGGCGGCCCAGGCGATGCGGTAGCGGCGGCTCATTGCGCACCGCCCGTGGCCTTGGCGATGGCGGCGCGGGCAGCGAAGTAGGCGATAGCCAGCTGGCTGCTCGGCATCTCGTCGTAGATGCGCTCGTCGCTGTGGTCAGGGCTGATTCCCTGCATCTCGTTGATCGCCTGCACGAACAGTTGGTTCGCTTCATGCGACTCCGGCGCTGAGGCGATCAGACGGGCGTTGGCTTCGATCTCGGCCGACGTGGTTTGAGCCAGCTGACAGATGAAGCGGTTGCTGGAGCCGCGCACGATGTGCGTGTAAGCGTCGCTGTCCTCTTGATAGGCCCACGGCCCCGGGGTGTGCTTACTGCTCATCGTCGTTTTCCTCCACGCACAGGCCGTCCACGGCCTCGCGGTTGCGTTGTTCTCGGGCTTCCGCCAGCGACATCGGCGGGGTGATCGGGGGCAAGCCGAAGTGGTCGGCGAAGGCTGCGTCCAGATGGTCAAACGGGCTCACGACAGCACCGCCTGCACCGTGACGGTGAAAGCCACACCGAGGCAGAAGGCCAGCAGGTAGCCCGAAGCCAGCTTCAGCGCCTGGAAGTGCAGGGCTCGGTCGGCGGCGGTCATGCGGCCACCTGCTGCATTGCGCGGGCCGTGTCGTTGGCGCACATCTGTGCCCGGGCCAGCATGTCGACCGCAGCCAGACCGCTGCAGGGGCGCATGGCGCGCATCCGGTACAGGTTGTAGTGGTACCGGCGGTCAGCCGCCCGGAGCTCGCTCATGGCCCAGCCGAAGCGGCCCTTGCGGTACTTCGCTATCAGCAGCAGCGGGTCGATCAGGCCATCGGCAATCTCGCCTTCGCCGTTGCAGCGGCCGCAGGCCACGCCGTACTCGCACTGCGGGTCGCCGATGGCGCTGTCGTTGCGGGTGTGTTCGCCGGTGCCGTCACAGTCCGGGCAGGCGATGAAGCCATTGGCCGGGTGCAGCGGAAGTCCCCGTTCCTCGCGGCAATCGTCCTGGCAGCGCAGGTGCGACCGCAGGCCCAGGTAGCGGGACCGCGCGGTGTTCCTCGGCAGGTTCTCGAACATGTGGAGCCCCGTCTGGATGGCCCGGGTGGGCCGACGGGGCTAAGCTATGGCATTCCATAGTTCACTGTCAATGGGATCCCATAAATTTCTTTGGCGAGAACAGAAAACCCCGCCGGGGCGGGGTTCAGAGCTGTCGGATATCTTGCTTCAGCGCTACTGGGCGGAACTGAGCCGCTTCGGGTCGAATCCCGATACGTCGAAGGTCGCCGTAAGTGCGCCTTGGTGGAAGACGTTCACCTCGATCCTTACCGTCTTTGCCTTAGCCAACTGCGATGAGAACCTTTGGAAACCTGGGATGAAGACGGTCTCTGTGCTGTTGTCGGAAGGATCAGTTCCGGTCAGCGTCATGGCAGGGCCTTCGTCGAATCTCACGCGAACGGAGCAATCGCCATAGGAGTGACAAAGGATCTGGCCCTTCTCTATCGAGAACAGGATGTCGTTGCCCCAGCGAGGATGTTTCCTCAACGTCAACCGTGCATGCTGCTTCCCTTGGTAGGGGAACTCAAACTCAAAGCTGTTCGTGCTGGTAACCGATGCAGAGTATCCAGTCTTGCTCGTCATATCGTCCTTGAAGGTCGAATACGACCACTGCTTTCCAATGCTTTCAGCGGCAAGCTTGGGTGCTTCTTGGTTAGCCGCTTCCTGCTGAGCCCGTATCTGCTCAATGAGCTGCTTAGCCTCCGCTGCCTCCGCAGTGGCAGGGTACTTTTCGATCAAGTATTCCGCACGGACCGCCCTAGTGGCGAGAGGTATCGATGGGTCTTTCACGTCTCGGAGCAGGTTCTCCTGCTCGCTCTTCAGTGCGCGGCCCGTTGAATCTCCATCGGTGCTTGCCTTACCTCCGTGGCCTCTTGGCAGGTTAGATAGCACCAGCAGCACAATTACAAGGCCAACGACTACAACAACAGCTGCTAAGCAGCCGCTGCGGACCGATTTGCTCTTCACTTCTGCTGGCGATTGGTAGCTGGGGATGGATGGGGAATCAAGTGAAGTCTGCGGGAACCCGCAATGAGGGCAAGCGGGTGCGGCATCGCTAACCTTTCCACCGCACTCTCGGCAAACGACCAGTGCCATAAAGTCTTCCTTAAGTAATAAACAAGGGTTCAGTCAGCCCAACCACCTATCCAATGAACACGACCAACTACGGTGATTGGCTCCCTCTTTGAATCCATCGGCCTCGGCTTTTGCCAGTTATGGTCGCCTCTAGGGTTGTCGCTCGCAAAGTAAACACCTGCTTCCAGCACCATAGCGCGCTTGACGTAGTACTCAGGGTTGGCGGCGCCGTGAACCTGGACAAGGTAGAGCGCTCCGTCCACCACCCTTGTATCTGAGGTGTCAAACAAGATCGCGTCTCCGTCCTCGATGGTCGGTTCCATCGAGTCGCCTTTGCCGTAGTAGACAGCCAGATTGCGTCCATAGATGCCCCTGCGCCTTAGGCTGGTCTTCTTGAACTTGAGGCTGTGGGTCTCCGCATACTCTTCAGCTTCGGCACCTGCCGCACCCAGTCCCACCGCCTGGGAGTAACCGGTGACGTCAGTGTAGTCAGAGTCATCAGGTCCAACTTCGGCGAGCTCCATCGCCCCCTTTCCGGTCTGAAGCCACTTGGCGGACACCCTGAGGGCCTCTGCAATCTGAGGTAGCTGGGTCGTACCCGCCTGGTCGTTGTTCTCAATGCCGGCAAGCGTCGGGTACTTGATCTTGGCTGCCTCAGCCAACTGAGGCCGAGACAGGCCACGTATCCGGCGAGCTTCCTTAATTCGTTCACCAATCGTGTTCATGGCTGCGAGCATTACGGAAACCCATTATGGGATGCCGTTGACATGAAGCTATGGCATCCCATAGTCTTGGGCGACCCAACAGGAACGCGCACATGGAAATCACCTGGGCAGACCGAATCAAGGCGCTCGAACAGCGCGGCTGGTCCCTGACCGAAATTGGCCGTGCCATCGGCAAATCGCCTCAGACCGTGAGCGACATCAAACAGGGCAGGACTAAAGAGCCGGGCGGCATGGCTGCCGTCCAGCTCCATCACCTCTATGCAACCGGCGCTAAACCCGCCGGGGCCGCAGCCTGAGATGGCCGTCGGAGTAGCTACTGCAGGTTGCCCACGGCTCGGGCGAGGGAGGCCAGTTCCTTCTTCGCTACGGACGGGCCTGCGTATGCAGCTGCGTCTCGCAGGTGCGCCTGGACCGCGGCGGCTGCGGGGGATCCGGGGATGAGTCCCTTGCTCACGATCACCAGCATTTCCTCTAGGGCTTCGGTCCGCGCCTCGGTATGCCGCAGGCGCAGTTCCAGCTTCTTGATCTCGTACATGGGTAGTTCCTTGATCGGTTGGGTGGGTGTTGCACCTCGACCGTACCGAGAGCAGGGGAGGCGTCAACGGACGGCCCTCTTAGCAGGGAAGGGGAGCACCGCCCCCAGCGCCGTCCCTGGCGTTCGGCGGTGCTGGCGCAGGCATCGCACCACATCCCGGCCTTTGACCCTCCTGATCGCGTACGACCTCCCCGCCATGTGCACCAGCCTGACCACATTCGGTGCCCACAGCAGCCTTGCTTCCTTTTTCGCTCGCTTCTCCATGCCGCGCATCTTGCGCCGGCGTCGTAACGCAAACCACGTTCACCGAGACCGCCCATGAACATCACAGACGCCGCACACAAGACCGTGAAGGACTACCCCGGTGGTAGTGAAGCGCTAGCCGTCCGCATCGGCATGTCCGCCGCGGTGCTGCGCAACAAGGTAAACCCGAACAACAACACGCATCACCTGACCCTGGCCGAAGCCAGCGAGATCATGGGCGTGACCGGTGACGACCGCATCCTGCATGCGATGGCCGCTGAGCACGGCTACACCCTCCAGAAGATGCAGGCGGACGGCATGGCGTCGGTTATGGGCGCGATGCTGGAGAACGCTGCCAAGCAAGGCGCGTTCGCGCAGGCGCTGCAGGAGGCGCTGTCTGACGGCCTGATCAGCGAGAACGAGATGAAGGCCATCAGCAGCGCCGGCACTGCGCAGGTGGAGGCCATGATCAACCTGCTGGCGCGCCTGCGGGCTGTGACCGGCCAGCGTGGGGTAGTGGCATGAAGCGCCTGACCGATCCGCTCGCCAGGGCCATCTGGCTGGTCCAGCAGCGCTGGCACATCGCTGGTTGCCTGCAACTCCTGCGGGGTGCGTGATGAGCACCGATGCGCGCCTGAGCGTCGGCCTTCCTGGCCACCCTAAGACGAAGAAGCTGATCCGCCGTCTGGACGCCTCGGCGGGCTGGTCGCTGGTGTGCCTGATCCTCTGGGCCCGTGCCAACCGGCCCGATGGCGACCTGTCCGGGATGTCAGCCGAGGACATTGAGCTGGCCGCTGATTGGACCGGCGAGAACGATGCGTTCGTCCGTGAACTGGCGTCCGTTGGTTTCCTGGATGGTGTGGAAGGGGCCTACCAGTTGCACGACTGGGCTGATCACCAACCGTGGTCGGCAGGGTCGGACCTGCGTTCACTGAAAGCGAAATGGAACGCGGTGAAGCGTCACCACGGCGAATCTGAGGCTGACCGGCAGGTTCCAGAGTACGCACGGATTCGTGCTGCAAACTCCGGTTCGGATGCTAGTAGCAATAAAAATGATGCTGGTAGCACTGCTGGGAGCAGCGATGCAGCAATGCGCCTAGCAGCTTCTAGCAATGCTCCGTCTCCGTCTCCGTCTCCGTCTCCAAAAGAAGAAAAGCCCCCCCATACCCCCCCGGCTGACGCCGAGGGGGCAAAGCCCGGACGACGGAAGCGGGAGAAGATCACCTTCGCCGCGTTCCTCGACCTGTGCCAGGAGGCGGGCGAGTCGGCCATCCCGCGGACCGACCCGATCTTCACGTTCGCCACGGACACCGGGATCCCGAGGGACTTCCTGCACCTGGCGTGGCGCGAGTTCGCCGCTCGGCATCGCGACAGCGGCCGGATGCAGAAGGACTGGCGGGCCCATTTCCGCGACGCCGTTCGCCGCAACTGGTTCAAGCTCTGGTGGTTCCCGGCGACCGGACCCTGCGAGCTGACAACGGCCGGCGTGCAGCTGGCCCGTGAGCGCGATGCCGAGCGGGCCCGGGAGCAGGATCAGGAGCAGGCCGCATGAGTGCTCAGCCTGCCTACCGCGACGACTACGGCCATTTGCCGGTGCCGCCGCACTCGATCGACGCTGAGCAGTCCGTCCTGGGCGGCTTGATGCTGGCGCCGGAAGCGCTGCGCGAGGTCCGCGACTTGCTGACCGAACGGGACTTCTATCGCCGGGATCACCAGCTGATCTGGCACGCCATCTGCGATCTGGCCGACCGGGAACAGCCATTCGACACGGTGCTGCTGATCAACTGGTTCGAGAACCAGCGGCAGCTGGAGCTGGTTGGCGACGGTGCGTACTTGGTCGAGCTGGCCAGCACCACGCCGTCAGCGGCCAACATCCGCGGCTATGCCGAGGTCGTGCGCAACAAGGCGCTGCTGCGGGGCGTGATCGAGCGTGCGACCGAGATCACCAACGATGCCTACGGCACTGCCGACGAGGACGCCGATGCCCTGGTGGCCAGCGCCACCGCCAAGTTCGCCAACCTCAGCGTGCAGTCGGGCGGGAACGGTGGCCTGGTGATGGTGCGCAGCGACCTGCAGGGCATGTGGGAGGAAATGGAGGCGCGCTACGACGGAACCGCTGACCTCGGCCTGGTGCCGCCGTGGCAGAACGTGGCCAGGAAACTGCCCGGACTGGAACCCACCGACCTGATGATCCTCGCGGCTCGGCCGTCGATGGGTAAGACGGCCAACATGCTCGAGTGGGTCTACAGCGTCGCGGCACAGGGCAAGCACGCTGCGGTGTTCAGCCTGGAGATGGCGCGCAGGCAGCTGCTCGCGCGGCTGATGAGTATGCATTCGGGCGTGCCGCTGTCGCGCATGCGCGTCAAGGGCGAGCTGACCGACGACGACTGGCACAAGCTGAGCATCGCCCGCAATTTCCTGCACGGCCTGCCGCTGGCGATCGATGATTGCGGCTCGCTGCCGGTCGATTCGCTGGTCGCGCGCGCGTCCCGCATGCACGCCAAGGTAAAGGGCGGGCTGGGCGTCGTCGCGGTCGACTACCTGCAGTTGCTGTCGGGCCCGGCCAAGGCCGGCAACCGGACCGAGGAAGTCTCCTACATCTCGCGCACGCTGAAGAAGCTGGCCAAGACCCTGGGCTGCCCGGTGATCGCACTGTCGCAGCTCAACCGCTCGCTGGAAACGCGTACCGACAAGCGTCCGGTGATGGCCGACCTGCGCGAGTCAGGCGGCATTGAGCAGGACGCGGACGTGATCGCCTTCATCTACCGCGACGACTACTACACGAAGGACGTCTGCGGTGCTCCCGGGATCTCGGAGTTCATCCTGGCCAAGAACCGCCAGGGCGAGACCGGTACCGCATACCTGCGCCACCACCTGGAATGTAGCCGTTTCGAGAACTACCACGGCGAGAAGCCGAACTACACCCTGAAGACCTTGGTGCGGGATAGCGCTGGCGACGATGACGGTGGGTTCGACGCGCCGGCAGGCCACCGCAGGAGCGGCAAGGACCGCGCTGCAGGAGATCGCGCATGACCACGACAGCAGCCGCGAAGAAGATCCGCGCCAAGCGAGCGCGCCGTCCGATCTACATGGTCGTGACCAAGTTGATCGATCCGGCCACCGGTGAGCTGGTGGGCGCACTTGTGCCGGCTCATGACGTCGACCAGCGCCTGATGCGCGAGCGGAAGTTCAAGGTAGGCCGCGAGGTCCGGGCTGAACTGAAGCAGCCTCGGGAAGGCTGGCAGCATCGTCTGGTGCACAAGATCGGCCAGCTGATGGTCGACAACGTGGAAGGCTGGGAGCAGTTCGGCAGCCACGACGCTGTGAAGCGTCTACAGCGCGAGTCCGGCATCTGCTGCGAGGAAATAGAGATCGACGTCTCCGGCGTCGGCCGCCTGATGGTCAAGCAGGCCGAGAGCCTGTCCTTCGACGAAATGGAACAGGACCGATTCCAGGTCCTGTTCGATGGGATCACTGAGCACATCGGCCGACACTACACCCACGTGATGCTCGACGACGTGCGTGCGGAGTTCTGGGAAATGGCTGGCCAGAATCGGAGGGCTCACTGATGCTCAGCAAGGCGATTATGCGTCTTTTCCATCGACTCCAGTGCGCGGGTGATACCAGTCTCCAGCCGCTTCCAGAGCTCTCGCAGCTCCTGGATAGTCACATTTGGCCCAAGGGGCTGAGGTTGGAACGACGGATGGGCGAGGCTGTCGGAGATCTCGTCGGCGGTGGCTATCAGATCCACCAGAATTTCGGCTACCTCGCCAAGCATCACCAATTCATCCGACGTTCCCTCCCAGCGGATCTGTTCGAGTGTCTGTCGCGCACACGCGACTTCCTTCTCTTCGTCCTCGAATTTCTGGCTTGCGAGCGATCGAACTGCGCGACGCCAGCGTCGGAGTTCGCGGGCGGCGATGACTCTGGCGAGCGCCATCTCCCGGCGGCGTCTGACGATTGTCTCTCGGCTTTCGCGATTCCGTTCTGCCAAGTCTCGGGCGGAAGTCTGCTTGGCCTGGTAGATAACGGTGCCAAGGAAGGTAGCGACAGTGAGGATTGCTTGCGCCCAGCTGGCCGCAGAGGACCACCAATCGAGTGGATGGCAGAACAGGTTGAGTGGAGAGCAATAGATAGTCTCAGCCACATTAACGTCGATCATGGTCGGTCCTTGGCCTGGGCAAGGAGTGCAGCATGAAGCGAGGCCGCTCTACCGGCAAGCCGACCGTGGCCCAGCAGCAGCGGATGGATGCGATCAGCGAAATCGGCTGCATCGTAGCCCATGGCTTAGGCATCGACCTGGGCGATAGGCCCATCCCCGCCGAGGTGCATCACCTGACGGTCGGCGGCAAGCATGGCGCCAAGCGCCGCGGCCACGACTTCACCATCGGCCTGAACCCATGGTCCCACCGTGGCGAGCCTTTCTGCGGCTGGTCGGCCGCCCGCTGCGAGGAGCTGTTTGGCCCCTCCTATGCCCGCCAACCCCGCAAGTTCCGCCAGGAGATCGGCAGCGACGACTACCTGCTGGATCTGCAGAACACCCTGATCGAAAAACACCTGAAGGAGCGCCGCTCATGGGCAGCCTGACCCGTCTGACCCTCCCGTACCCGATCAGCGCGAACCGCTACTGGGCCGTTCGCGTCATTCCGAAGAAGCCGAAGCCGTTGGCAATCACCTACGTGACCGAGGAAGCGAAGGCCTACAAGGCCGCCGTCGGGCACCTGGCCAGGGCGGCCGGCATCCGCACCCCGGCGACCGGCCGCGTGGTGCTGCACATCAAGCTGTTCCCGCACCGGCCGCAGGACTGGGCGAAGCGCGCACGGAAGGACCCGCACACCTGGGACGACACCGTGCAGTGCATCGACCTCGGCAACTGCGAAAAGGTGCTCTCCGATGCCCTAAACGGCATCGCCTGGGTGGACGACAAGCAGATCCGGCGGACCCTGCTGGAACGCATGGAGCCGGACGAGAAGGGCGCGCGGCTGGAGGTGGCCATCGAGTACCTGGCTGCAGCGCCGTCCCTGTTCGGCGAGGTGGCGGCATGAGCGATGACAATGTAGTACTGCTACCGGTTAAGCCGAAGCACGCTTGCACCGGCGAGCTGACCATCGTCAACCGCTATGGCGGCTGCCAGCACGTCCATTTCTTGGTAGACGAGCGTGCATCCGAGGTTACTTGTCGGGACTGCGGAGAGAAGCTGAGCCCGATCTGGGCCTTGGCACAGCTGGCGCGCGAGGACAGCAGTCTCATTCAGCGCTGGTCGATGCTTTCGGCCCACGTCCGCCTTCTGGAAGGCCGTACAAAGGTCAAATGCAATTGCTGCCAGAAGATGGTGACGATTCCGAGCGGCGCTTCTGACTGGAAGATCCGGGATATGGCGGATCGGATTCGGCGGGAGGAAGGGTTTTGACCACGCCAGAGGCCCGCACCCGGAAGCGATACAACGCCTACCTGCGCCGGCATGGCGTCTGCTCGGTCTGCACCATGCGCGAGCGCGGGAGCAGCCCGGCGCACTGCCAGCGCCGGCCGGACCGGCAGGGCAGCTGCGACACCGATGGCCTGTTGCCGGTGTTTCGCTTCGATGAGAACGTGTTGAAGAGGATGCGCGATGGATAAGAAGCAGCTCGAGGCGCGCCTGATCCAGTGGGCGGAAGAGTATGGCGGTGGCCGGTACGAGCATATCGGCTACTCCAGTCGGAACCTCCTGCAGTCCCTGATTGAGCATCAGGGGTTCGTGCCGGGTACCGGTGGCTACCGCGGCATTCTCATCAACACGCCTGGGGACGAAGTCCAATCCGCAGTGCTTGCCATGGAGGCGTATGGCTACATCCGGCCCGGTCGGACGCTGCGATGCGAGTACTTCCTGAAGTCGGCGCCACTGGAACTGAAGCTGCAGAACCTGCGGCGCGCGGGGATCGATATTAAGCGGCCGACCTACTACGACTATCTCGCCATCGCAAAGGCATTCGTGATGGGTCAACTTTCGAAGGAGAACGCTGCATGAAGATGCGCGTATACATGATGATCGCCGACGCTTGCTGTGGTGAAAGCTTCTGCAAGATCGGGGTGACCACCGATCTGGCTGCGCGGGTCAGCGCCGTGCAAACCGGCTGCCCGATGCCGATCACCGATGTGGCCTACCTAGACCTGCCCCGTGGAGCTCGGTCAGCTGAGGCCATGTTCCATGACCAGCTTCGCGCCTATCACACGCAGGGTGAGTGGTTCCGCATGAACCTGTCTGACCCTCTCCACAAGCAGGCGATGAAGGATGCAACGGCCTTGGTCGTGAAGCACTTCGGCGTGAGCGAGACCCGGTGGAAGCACATGAGCCTCGATGCGATCCGGTCGTTGTGCAAGGTATTGCGTCTAGACAATGTGGCCTAGAAACTTGGCACCATTCGAGAAGTCCCCCCTGAAGCCCTGGCCAGCGCCGGGGCTTCTGCGTTTCCGGGACTACTTTTCCTGCGGGCGTGGGCCAGTGGTCTAAGCCGCCGGGCTCATAACCCGGAAGTCCCCGGTTCGAATCCGGGCCCCGCAACCATCTACGCCCGTCCACCCTCACCGGACCCATTCGCCGAGCCTGCCGGGCTGCGGTGACTGGCACCCTATCGCCGGAGATCCACCCATGTCACAGCTACGGCTGCCGATGACCGCGGCGCAGTGCCTGCAACACGTGGTTGTTCCGGCCCTGGCACTGCTGGGAGCCGCCCGCTACGACTCGCCCGAGGCGCGGGTGATGCTGCTGGCCATCTCCGGGCAGGAATCCGGCCTGGCCAACCGCCGACAGGTGAAGGGTCCGGCCCGTGGCCTGTGGCAGTTCGAACAGGGCGGCGGCGTGCGCGGGGTACTGAACCACCCGTCGACCCGGGCAGCGGCCGCGCTTCTCTGCGGCGCGCGCGGGGTCACCGCGACGCCGGCCGGCGTGTATGCCCAGCTGGAACAGGACGACATCCTGGCCGCTGGGTTCGCCCGCCTGCTGCTGTTCACGCTGCCCAAGCGCCTGCCGCCGATCGGCAACGTCTCGGTGGCTTGGGCGCAGTACCTGGACGCCTGGCGCCCCGGCAAGCCGCACATCGACCGTTGGCCGAGGAACTACCGCGCCGCGGTTGAGGCGGTGAGGGCGTGACGATGGAAGTCCAGCCGAGCCAGGACGGCCGCACCCGCGTTTCCCTCGGCCCGGTGGAAAAGTGGTTCGTGACCGCTTTCGCCGGATTCATCGTCGCCGGCGGGTACTGGCTGATCAGCTCCATGCAGGCGGTTCTGACCCAGCAGCAGGTGACGAACCAGCAGATGGCCACGGTGCAGCAGCAGCTGCAGACCTTCAACACCCAGCTGGCCGACGTCCCAGCGCTGAAGCTCGAACTGGCCAAGCAGGCCGTGCAGGTCGAGCAGAACAAGCAGGACATCAAGGAGCTGAAGCAGCTCAGGGGGCTGAAGTGAAGAACGTGAAACTCACAAGCGACCGGCGCCACTTCTGGCGGTTCTGGTCGGTGCGCCTGTCGCTGCTGGCCGGCATCATCAGCGCAACCGCGCTTGGCATCATCGGCGCGTATGTGCTGCTGCCCGCCGACTGGCTGCCGGTGGTGCACGACGGGTTCAAGCAGGCCGTGGCCTACAGCGCACTGGCATCTGCTGGCCTGACATCGTTCCTGGCTGCGGTGACCCGCATCTTCGTGCAGCCCAAGCTGAGCAGCGGCGATGCTGATCCCTGACCCGCTGCGGCCTTACGTTGGCCTGATCCGCGTGGGGCTGTGGATTGCGGCAGTCGCCGCTGTCCTGCTGATGGGCGCCCGGCTCGGGTCGGACTACCGGGCGAAGAAGGACCAGACACTGATCGCCGCCGCCGAGAAGCAGCGCGATAAGGCCCAGGCCGATGCAGACGAGAACCTGCGCGCCGCCAACGCCTGCGGCCAGCTGCTGCAGGAGGTGAACCGGCAGACCCAAGCGGCCATCGACGAGTCGGCCCGTCAGAAGGCGGCAGCGAACGAGGCTGCGCGTCGGGCTGAAGCGGCAGCAGCTCAGAGCCAGCGCCGCGCCAACCAGGCCGAGCAGGCCCTGCAGGCGGCCAAGACCCAGCCGGGGTGCCGGCAGCAGTTGGAGCAGAACCTATGCGACGCCATTCCGTTGCTGTGATCCTGGCGGCGGCCCTGCCGATGTGTGGGTTCGGCAGCTGCAGCAAGGCCCAGAAGCCTGAGATTCCCAAGGTGGTGTATGTCCCGGTCGAGCGCACGGTGGCAGTGCCGGCGGCGCTGACCGCCCGCTGCCCGGCGAAGCGGGCCACCTCCCGCACCGTGGAAGCCGTCGTCGCTGCATACAACGCCAACCTCCTGACTCTGGAGGACTGCGATAGCAGGATGAGCGCCATCGAGAAGCTGGCCCCGGCCGGCGACCAGAAGCAGGTGAAACCGTGAACGTCGACCGATTCAACCCGCGTGTGTGGCTGCGCAATTGGCTGCTGAAGCCGACGGCGGCGGAAGCCTCTCTCGGTCAGGAACTGCCGAACCGCCTGACCCTGACGGCAGAGCGCTTTGCCGTGGTGGACACCGATGCGCAGGGGAAGCCAGTCTCTCAGCCGTTTGGATGCGCAGATGCTCAGGCGTCTTTGGATCTGGCGTTTGCTGAGAAGATCGAAAAGGCGGCCGCCGCTTGGGCTGAACGTGAGTCCCGCCCAGGTGGCGTGCTCCATGGCCGTGGTCCTGACACGTCGTGGACGCTGAGGAAGGACGGCAACTTCAAGATCCAAGGCATGGGGCCGAGCGAGGGGCAGACCGATGAGCCTGTCTGATCGGCTGCGCCGGATCGAGCTGCAGCAGGAAGAGCAGCGCCAGGCCACCGCCAGGCTAGAAGGGAAGGTTGATGCATTGTTGGCCGCGCTGGCCGCTGAGGGCGAGGAAGAGCAAGACGAGCCAGCCCGCAGCCTGGACGGTGAGCTGGTGCCCGGCGAGCGCGACCAGTCGCAGAGCCTCGGCTGATGACCACACCAGCACACATTCACACCCGTGATGACGGCCGTGGCCGGCGCAAGGTGGTAGTGAACGGAACGGTTGTAGAGCAGGTGTTCTATGCCGATACGCGCAAGGGCATCGTGCGCTTCTACGAGAAGCCCCTGCGCATCCACAAGCATGGGAAGCGAGCCATCAGCAGGACCCTTCGCGGAAAGGTCGAAGTGGAGTTCCCTGATGGCTAGGGTCACCACATTGGCACCGCGCATCGCCAGCGCACCCAGCAGGCTGAAGCCGGCCACGCCGGTCGTACCCACGTATGGGAAGGGCAGGGGTGGCAGGCCCTGGCGTAGGAAGCGGGATGCAGTCATGCAGCGTGACCAGTACCTGTGTCAGCCCTGCAAGCAGCAGGGGCGCATCACCGAAGCCACAGAGGTGGACCACATCGTCAACGTGGCCGATGGAGGCAGCGACGACGAGACGAACCTGCAGGCGATCTGCACCGAATGCCATGGGGTGAAGACCCAGGCAGAGGCAAGGCGAGGTGCGGCACGACGTTGAACCGACCGCGTGGAACCAGGCGCGACACGACGACTGTTTCACATCGGTGGGAATAGCCCGGGGGGGAGGGGGAAAACTTCATGCCCTTTGCCACGGACACCCGCCGCCCACTCATTCAGAGGTTTTTTTCTCGGCCGGAATTTCAGGCTGAGGGCCATTTATGCGCAAAAACACGAAACCTGGCCGCCCGGCGTTCAAGGCCACCGCGGTGCAGCGCCGGCTGGTGACCAACGCAGCGGCCAGCGGCATGACGCACCAGGAGATCTCGATCGCGCTGGGGATCTCTCGGAACACCTTGGAGAAGTACTTCGAAAAGGAGATCTCGGCAGCTGCACTGCGCCGGCGAATGGAGGTGATGGACGCCATGGCGAGGACGGCACTTAAGGGCAACGTGGCCGCCCAGAAAGCGTTCCTTGCGCAGGTTCCCACGCTGGCTGCGCCCCCGGTGCCGCAGGAGAAGCCGGTGGGCAAGAAGGAGAAGGCCAATGCTGATGCGGTCGGTGCGGAGACCGGTACCGGCTGGGAAGGCCTGCTGGGCAACAACGTCACCCCCATCAGCCGGGCCGCCAAGTAAGTGAGCTGGGACCTTTCCTGTCGGGACTGGTGGGGCAAGCTGCAGGCCGGCCAGCTGCCGGTCGCGCAGCTGCACCTATGGACCCAACAGGCGGAACGCGCGGCAGCCATTCTGGGCCGGCTTCGCCTGGCGGACGTACCTGGCACGCCCACCCTGGCGGAGGCGGGCGGCGAGTGGTTCCAGGACGTGGCACGCAACATGTTCGGCTCGGTAAACCCGGAGAACGGAGACCGCGAGATTCGCGACCTTTTCGCCCTGGTACCGAAGAAGAACGCCAAGACGACCTTCGGGGCGCTAGGCATGGTGACGGCCACGCTGATGAACCAGCGCCCACGTGCCACGTTCCTGATGACGGCACCGGTGCAGGACACGGCACAGCTGGCGTTCGATGCAGCGGCGGGGGCGATCGAACTGGACCCGGTGCTGGATGCGAAGTTCCACATCCGCCACCACCTGAAGACGATCATCCATCGCGAGACGAAGGCCTCGCTGGAGATCATGACGTTTGACCCTGCGGTGTTGACCGGCGTGAAGGTGTCGGGCGGAGCGCTGATCGACGAGCTGCACGTGTGCGCCAAGAAGGCCAAGGCCGCCCAGGCGCTGCGCCAGATCCGCGGCGGCATGGTGCCTTACCCGGAAGCGTTCCTGTGGTTCATCACCACGCAGAGCGATGAGCAGCCAGTCGGGGTGTTCGCCGACGAGCTGCAGAAGGCTCGGGACATCCGCGACGGAAAGCGGGTGGGCAAGATGCTGCCGGTGCTGTTCGAGTTCCCGCAGGAGATACAGGAGTCGAAGGACCAGCAGTGGAAAGACCCGCAGCTGTGGCCGCTGCTGAACCCGAACATCGGCCGGGCCATGACGCTGGAGCGCATGGTGGAAGAGTTCGAAGACGCAGTGGGCACCAGTGAGGCCGAGCTGCGGAGCTGGGCGTCGCAGCACCTCAACGTGCAGATCGGCGTGGCGCTGCACCAGGGCAGCTGGGCGGGGGCAGAGTACTGGGAGCAACAGGCCAACAAGAAGCTCAAGCTCGCGCACATGCTGAAGGTCTGCGAGGTCATGACGGCCGGGATCGACGGTGGCGGGCTGGACGACTTGTTGGGGCTCTCATTCTGCGGTCGGCACAAGTACACCAAGCGGAGAATGCTGGTGTCCTTCGCCTTTGCACACCCCAAGGCGGTTGAGCGGCGCAAGAGCGAGCAGGAGCGATATGCCGGCTTTATCAAGGACGGCAGCATGTTCGTCGGCGGCATGGAGGAGGAAGGTGCCACCGACCTGCGCGACATGGCCAGGATGGTGAAGTTGGTGGAGGACGCCGGCCTGCTTTCGGGAATCGGCGTGGATCCATCAGGGCTGGGCACTGTGCTCGACGCATTGGCGGCCGAGCAAATCGATCCCGATCTGATCATTGGCATCCGCCAGGGTTGGCAGTTGACCGGAACCTGCAAGGTGTTCGAGCGCTGGCTCTCCGACGGCCTGCTAGAGCATGACGGCTCGCGGCTGATGGATTGGTGCGTGGGCAACGCCAAGGTCGAAGCATCCAAGAACGCCCTCTATGTCACCAAGGCGGCGAGCGGAACCGGAAAGATCGACCCGCTGATGGCGGCGATGAATGCGGTCGAGCTAATGTCGCGCAACCCAGAAGCGAAAGGAACTATGGACGATTGGCTGAGCGATCCGGTCATGGCGGGTAGGGCATGAAGACGAAACCACGGCAAGGCGTCCTCGGGCGAGTTCGTGCGGCAGTCGATGGCTGGGTGCGGTCATTCACGACCCGCGACGCCGAGCTCTATATTGACCGCGAGATGGCCAATGAGGCCGGCGTAGCCGTCACAGCAAAGGCGGTTCTCCAAGTCGACGCAGCCTGGGCGTGTGTCCGCTTGATCTCTGAGACGATCGCCACATTGCCCCTGTCGATGTACGAGAGGACGAAGACCGGAAAGCGCGTCGCGAGCCAGCACCCGCTGCATTTCGTTGTCCACGACCAGCCGAACATCGACTCGACTGCGGCGGTGTTCTGGGAGGCCATGGTTGTCGCGATGCTGCTTCGTGGCAACGCCTTCGCTGAGAAGCTCTATGCCGGCGAACGCCTGATCGGCCTGCAGTTCCTTGATCCGGCCAGGCTCACCATCAATCGTGACCTGAACGGCAACAAGGTGTATCGCTACCTGCGCGCCAACGGTGCTCCCAGGATCATCGCGCCGGCGAGGATCTGGCGCATTCCCGGGTTCACGCTGGATGGCGAGAACGGCGTGTCCGTGATCGCCTACGGTGCCAAGGTGTTCGGCAACGCCATCGCTGCAGACCGAGCAGCGGCTCGCACATTCCGAAACGGGCTGCTCCAGACGATCTACTACAAGGTCCAGGCGTTCCTGAAGCCTGAGCAGCGGACGGAGTTCAAGAAGAACCTGATGGGTTCCATTGAGCGCGGTGAAACCCCGCTGCTCGAAGGTGGAACGGAGGCCGGTACGCTTGGCATCAAGCCATCCGACGCGCAGCTGTTGGAGTCGCGGGCATTCTCTGTGGAGTCGATCTGCCGCTGGTTCCGCGTGCCGCCGTGGATGGTTGGCCATACGGAGAAGTCGACGAGCTGGGGAACCGGTATCGAGCAGCAGATGATCGGCTTCCTGACCTTCACGCTGGGGCCGTGGCTGCGGCGCATCGAGCAGGCCATCAGCAAGGACCTGCTGACGCCGGCCGAGCGCCTGCGCTACTACCCTAAGTTCACCGTGGAAGGCCTTCTGCGCGCGGACAGCGCCGGACGCGCTGCGTTCTACGGGGTGATGGTGGACAAGGGCATTCTGACCCGTGATGAAGTGCGCGAGTTGGAAGACAGGGAGCCGATGGGCGGTAATGCCGCCGTGCTCACCGTGCAAACCGCGATGACCACGCTGGATTCCATCGGCGCTGGTTCAGATGCTGACCAGGCCCGGGCCGCTATCCGCGCGTTCCTGGGCTTCTCCGAAGACAAGAAGGACTGACCACATGACGATCAAGACGCTGCCGGGTGTACCGGAGGGACGCCCCTGCGCCGCTGTCAGCAGCCAGATCCAGCCGCGCGCCCTTGACCGCTGGGAGGCTGGCGTCAGGGCGGCTTCCGACACCGATGCGGAGCGGTCCATCAGCATCTATGACGTGATCGGCTACGACTACTGGACGGGCGAAGGCGTGACCGCCAAGCGCATCGCGGCATCCCTGCGTGCGATGGGGAAAGGACCGGTCACGGTCAACATCAACAGCCCCGGCGGCGACATGTTCGAAGGCCTGGCGATCTACAACCTGCTGCGCGAGCACGACGGCGAGGTCACTGTGAAGGTGCTGGGCTTGGCTGCATCGGCTGCGTCCGTCATCGCCATGGCCGGTGACACGGTCCAGATCGCGCGCGCCGGCTTCTTGATGATCCACAACGCTTGGGTCGTTGCCGTAGGCAATCGGCACGACCTTGCTGACGTGGCTGCGACGCTCAAGCCCTTCGACGACGCGATGGCCAGCATCTACGCCGCGCGCACCGGAGCCGAGCAGAAGGCCATGTCCAAGCTGATGGATGCCGAGACTTGGATCGGCGGCGCCTCCGCAGTGGAGGACGGCTTTGCAGATGAACTTCTGGCCTCCGACCAGGTGGAGAAGGGCGCAAGCAAAGAGAACGCCTCAGCGGTGCGCCGTGTGGAGGCAGGCTTGCGTGCGACAGGCATGCCGAAGTCAGAAGCCATGCGCTTGATCAGCGAAATCAAGTCCAGCCGGGGTGATCCCGCTGGCAGCGGTGAGGGCGATCCCACCGAACAGCCCCGGCTATCGCCGGATGCTTTCAGTAGTGCGGCTGCATTGGCCGCAACACTCACCAACATCAACACCACCGAGTCCCACAAGGAGTAACTCAATGTCCATCGAAACCGATATCCAGAGCATCAACGCCAACCTCAAGACGGTCGGCGACCAGCTCAAAGCACATGCCGAAGCTGCAGCAAAGTCCGGCGATCTGAACGCCGCCCTCCGCTCCGACGTCGACGCAATGCTGAGCAAGCAAGGTGAGCTGCAGGCCAACCTGCAGGCTGCCGAGCAGAAGCTGGCAAAGATCGAGGCCAACGGCGCCGGCGGCGACGTGCAGCACCAGTCGTTCGGCCAGCAGTTCGTCAACAGCGACGAGTTCCAGGCATTTGCCAGCAAGACCACCCCGCGTGGTCGCGTCGACATGACGTTCAGTGCTGCGATCACCTCGGTCACGACCGACACCGACGGCGCGGCCGGCGACCTGGTCACCCCCACCCGTCTGCCGGGTGTCAGCGCGCCGCCGGACCGCCGCCTGACTGTCCGCGACCTGATCACGCCGGGCCGAATGGACGGCAACACGCTGGAGTACGTGAAGGAAACTGGCTTCACCAACAATGCCGCACCGGTGGCCGAGGGTGCGAAGAAGCCCGAGTCCAGCCTGAAGTTCGACCTGGTGAGCACCACTGCCAAGGTGGTCGCGCACTACATGAAGGCATCGCGCCAGATCCTCAGCGATGCCTCGCAGCTCGCCAGCTACATCGATGGCCGCCTGCGCTACGGTCTGGCGTTCAAGGAAGAGCAGCAGCTTCTCAATGGTGACGGCACCGGCCAGAACCTGCTGGGCATCATCCCGCAGGCGACGGCTTACGCTGCACCGTTCGAGCCGGCCGATGCCACGGTAATCGACAAGATCCGCCTGGCCATGCTGCAGGCGCAGCTGGCTGAGTTCCCGGCCAGCGGCATCGTGCTCAACCCGATCGACTGGGCACGTGTCGAGCTCCTGAAGGACACCACCGGCCGCTACATCATCGGCAATCCGCAGGGTGTCATCGGCGCCACGCTGTGGAACCTGCCGGTCGTTGCAACCCAGGCGATCGCCGAGGACAAGTTCCTCACTGGCGCATTCAAGCTGGGGGCGCAGCTGTTCGATCGCTGGCAGGCACGTGTCGAGGTGGCCACCGAGAACGAAGACGACTTCGTCAAGAACCTGGTGACCATCCTGGCCGAAGAGCGCCTGGCGCTGGCGGTCTACCGGCCGCAGGCCTTCATCTACGGCGACCTGGGCAACGTCGCCTAATCCACCGTTCCAGGCTATCCCGGCCTGCCACAGTGCAGGCCGGGTTCGGAGAGGATCATGCTGATCAAGTTCAAAGAGCCGGATCCGCGCGCCGGCACCACCGTTCGAATGGACAGCAGCCGCGGGCAGTACTTCATCGACACCGGAGCCGCCGACGCCGTGAGCGAACAGCCCCCGGCAGAGCTGCCGGAGCCGGTGACGGAAGAATCCACTGTCACTGAAGCCGCTGCGGAGGCCGCCGACGCCGTGAGCGAACAGCCAGCTGGCAAGAAGGCACGGCAAGGCAAGGCGAGGGCCTGACCATGGAGCTGATCACCCTGGAACAGGCCCGAGCACATTGCCGTGTCGATACGGACGATGACGCGCTGTTGGAGCTTTACGGGACCGCGTCAGAAGGGGCTGCTCAGCAGTTTCTCAATCGCCGTGTGTTCAAAGACACTGAATCCATGGCCGCCGCAGTCCTGGATGGTACGGCGGGCGTCGATCCTATGCTGGCCAACGACTCAATCAGGGCGGCAATCCTCCTGATGTTGGGGCACCTGTACCGCACGCGTGAGGACGTGCAGGGCAGCGACGGGGCGACGGTCCAAGTCCCGATGGGCGCCCATAGCCTGCTATGGCCTTATCGAATCGGCCTCGGGGTCTGACATGAGCCTGCCGGCAGGTAAGCTCCGCCACCGCGTGCTGATCCAGCGGCAGGTGACGACCAAGGACGAGGACGGCGTGCAGACCACGACGTGGGTCGACGTGGCCACGGTATGGGCTTCGGTTGAGCCGCTCTCGGCCCGCGAGTTCATCCAATCCGGGCAGACCCAATCGGCGGTCACCGCACGCATCACCATGCGCCACCGCGATGGACTGCTGCCGTCGATGCGCCTGATACATCGCGGCGAGATCTTCAACGTTGCAGGTCTGCTGCCTGACAAGACGTCTGGGCTGGAGTACATCACGATCCCGGTTTCGGCCGGCGTCAACGACGGGCAGTAGTCGACATGAAGGTCGAGTTCAACATCACCGGAATACCCGGGATCATCCGGACGCTGAGCAGCCTACCGGGCGAGGTCGTGAGCAAGAAGGGTGGGCCGGTGAAGCTGGCGCTGGCCAAGGGGGCGCGCTTCCTGCGCGACAAGGAGCGCCAGAACCTGCAGGCGGTGCTCGAACCGGGCGATGAGTCCACCGGCCTGTTGGCGCAGAACATCATCGCGACGCGCGGAAAGGCGCCCAGCGACGGCAACGGCGAGCGCTACCTGGTCCGGATCAAGCGCAGGATGTACCCGGGCCGCAAGGGGGAGCAGGTCAGCACCCTGAAGTCGGCGCAGCTGAAGGAGTACGGGTCTGTGCACCAGCCCGCGCGCTCTTTCATCCGTCGAACGGTGAACGAGCGTGGCGAGGAAACGATCAACCTTGTGGTCGGAGACCTGACCGTGCGGATTGATCGCCTGGTGACCAAGCTGGCCCAGCAGAACCGGGGAGGCCGCTGATGTTCCCGAAGGTGTTCCGGACCATACACACGCCGGCTGTCGAGGCGATCGTCGGTGACCGAATCGGCCGGCACGGGTTCGTCAAACAGACGGAGAAGAGGCCCTACATCACTTGGCAGATCATTTCTGGTCAGCCCTTCGACAATCTCAGCAGCGCGCCAACCGGTGATTTCACAACGGTGCAGATCGACTGCTACTGCGGTGGCGATAACGCCGACGGTCAAGTGGAGGCGTTGGCAACCGCCGTGAGGGCTGCACTGGACGCGGACCTGATCTGCAATCGACTGGTGGTCAACAACCGCGACCCTGACACCGGGCTTTTCCGGGTCGGCATGGAGGCCGACTTCATCGACCAGCGCTGAGCCGCTGGCATCACCCCAACGACCGCCGCGAGGCGGTTTTTCTTTGACCAGAGGACTTTGCAATGACCGAGGGCGTCATCAAAACCCAGGGGTCCGAGCTCTTCACCGTGGACAAGCTGAGTTCCAGCGTCGCCTCGGTCCTGAAGTTCGAGTGCCCGACTGGCATCACCGGCCTGGGCGGCGCTGCCGACCAGATCGAATCCACCTGCCTGAGCACTGTTGGTGACAAGGAGTTCGAGGGCGGCCTGGGCAATCCGGGGCAGGTAAGCGTCCCGTTCAACTTCATCCCGCGCAGCCAGTCGCACCAGATCTTGTTCGATCTGAAGGAATCGCGCGAGGTCATCGACTGGCTGATCGGCCTGAGCGACGGCGTAGCTGCGCCCACCCTGGGCACCGGCGATGCCTTGGTGCCCCCGGCATCGCCCCTGCGCACCTCGATCGGCTTCCGCGGCTACGTCGCTGATCTGAACATCGACATCGCCACAAACGAGATCGTGCGCGGCACGCTGACGATCCAGCGCAGCGGCAGCGTCGTCCCCCACTGGAACGGGCCGTACTCGGCCTGACGGCTCGCACATAGACCTTCGGGGTGTCCGGCTCTGCGCGCCCAGCCGTCGCGTACCCGGCCCCCACCTACTGAGAACGGCTGATGGACAAGAGCAAGATCCTGACGAGCAACGCCCCCGTCGCGCGCGAGGTGAAATTCAGCGACGGAACCACCGAGACCGTGCACTTTCGGCAGGTCAGCGCCGGCCAGATGCGCCGCTGGCGTGCGGCGGAAGCCTCCGGCAACGAAGACGAAACCTGCTTTGCAATGCAGCGCCTGGTTGCGGCCAGCCTGTGCGACGCCGACGGGAAGCTGGTACTGAGCGAGGCAGAGTCGCAGAACCTGACTGCAAACGGCCTCACCGACCTGTTCCCCCACGTCATGGCTGTGGCCGGCATCGGTGAAGACGCAAAAAAGTCATCGCCGAGCGTGGACGCGAGTATTTCAGCTGCATCCTAGGCCTCGCGCTCGGCAAAACACTCAGGGAGATCGATGATCTTCCTGAGTGGGAGTTTCAACTATGGCTGGCGTTCTACCAGCTGTACCCCTTCGACGATCTGCATCGCTACCACCGCCCAGCCGCGCTTATCGGCGCCAGCTTCGGCGGGTCGATCCAGAAGAACCTCGACTTCCTGCAGCCGACTCCGGTTGCCCATGAGTTCCCCGATGCCGACCTGCGAACCCTCGCAGCATTCGGCCTGAAACCCCCGAGAGGCTGATCGCATGGCAACTGCCGGCTCAATCGTCATCGACCTGCTGATGAAAACTGGGTCGTTCGTGACGGACACCCAGCGGGCCGAGAAGTCCATGAAGTCGATGGAGCGGACCGCGGCTGGCGTCAGCAAGGGCATCGTGGCCGGCTTCACTGCCATCGGCAGCGTGATCGGCGGAGCCATTGCAGCCTTCGCGAGCATGGATGCCGCGATCACTGGCCTGAGCAATGCGATCAACGCGGCCGATCGCATCGACGAGTTGTCGGCCAGGTTCAGTATCTCGACGGAGACGCTGTCGGGGTGGGGCTACGCCGCCAAGATGACTGGCTCGGACCTGGAAGGGCTGGTCGGCATCATTCCGAAGTTCAGCAAGAACATCGCGGATGCCTCGAAAGCCGGCAGCGACGCGGACAAGACCTTCAGGGCGCTTGGGATCTCGGTCAAGGACCAGGCCGGGAACCTCCGGAGCTTCGAGGACCTGCTGCCCGAGGTGCAGAATCGGTTCGCTGGCATCAGCAACGAGACCACGAAGACCGCGCTGGCTATGCAGCTGTTTGGCAAGTCAGGCGCGGAATTCTTGGAGTTCCTCAGCCTCGGCGCCGACGGCATGCGGACCATGGAGGAACGGGCGCGTTCGCTGGGCATCGTCATCGACTCGGACACCGCTGGCGCGGCCGCCGAGTTCAATGACCGTTTGGACGACCTCCGGGCCGCGACGCAGGGCTGGTTCACCCAGCTGGCCAGTGAGTTGTTGCCGACGCTGACTGACCTGACCACGCAGCTGGTGGACGTGGCTAAGGAAGGCGGCGGTGTGCGGGACGTGGCCCACGGCATCGCCAGTGCCTTCCGAGAGATTGGCAAGGCCGCGGAGATCTTCGGCGCGGTCGAGGACTGGCTCGACCGTCTGCGCGGCGGGCTGGTGGCTGTCGAGAAGCAGGGCAACGCGGTTGTGAAGCTGGCTACCGGCCAGTACAGCGGATTGTTTGGCTCACAGGGTGGGGGCTGGAGCGCATTCGCGAAGGACTATCAGGCCGGTACGGCCTACGCGGACAAGGGGTGGGCGGCATCCCAAGGTGGCGGCGGAGCCATTCCAGACGGCGCTCGCAGTGGCCCGCGAGGACGTAGCACTCGCTCAACCGCAGAAGAAGTACAGGCCGCCAAGGAGCAGGCGGAGCAGCGCCAGAAGGCTGCCGAATGGGAGGCCAAGCTCCAGGCGTCGTGGGCGGAGAGTGCGAAGAAGCAAAAGGCCGCTGCCACGGAACAAGACAAGGCTGCAAAGAAGCTTCAGGACTCCTATCGTTCGACAAACGAGCAGCTGGAGCGCCAGATCGCGCTCTTCGATGACAGTTCAGAGCTCGGCCGTGTCAACTACGAGATCCAGTCCGGTGGCCTGAAAGGAATCGATTCCGCCGCGCAGGCTGCGCTCCGCTCCAGCGCATCGTTGCTGGACATGCTCGGCAACATTGACGAGGCCGAGTCGATCATGGGCGAGAGCGCCCAGAAGTTCGCCGATGCCTTCGATGGCATGTTCGGCATCGATGACGCCAGCTCTTCGGTGGAACAAACGTTTGGCCAGTGGAGCACCTACGCTGACCAAGCCGCCCGCAACATGCAGGATGCATTCGCCGACTTCCTGTTCGATCCGTTCTCCGAAGGGTTGGGCGGGATGGTTCAGAGCTTCGCCAAGACGCTGCAGAAGATGGCAGCGCAGGCTGCGGCTTCGCAGATATTCAAGATGATTGGAAACTGGGCGAGCAGCTACAGCGGCGCGGGTGCCGGCTGGATCAATGCCATCGGCGGTGCCATCAGCGGTTCGTCTGGCGGCCGCGCCGGTGGCGGCCCGGTTGCCGGCGGCAGCATGTACCGGGTCGGCGAGGGTGGTCGTCCGGAACTGTTCGACCAGGGCGGCAAAACCTACCTCATCCCCGGCGACGCCGGTTCGGTGCGTCCGATCACCGCAGGCATGCCCGCATCCGCCATTGGCGGCGGTGGCGGGATCACCAACAACTTCAACACCACGATGAACATTTCGTCCGACGGCACCAACACTACCCAGCAGGGCGACGGTAGCGAGGATGCACGCAGGCTCAATCAGTTCTTCGCCTCCAAGATGAACGAGTGGGCCACCCAACAGTCTCGGCCCGGTGGCCTCTTCCATCAGATGAGCGTGCGCAATGGCTGAGGTCTTCACCTGGTGCGTACGCACCGAGATCACCGGCACCGGCGACTTCCTGACGCGAGAGGCCAGGTTCGGCGATGGCTACAGACAGACCGCTGCCGATGGGCTGAACAACGAGACCCAGCAGTGGCCTATTTCCATCGTGGGTAAGGAGTCGAAGGTCGGCCCCGCGCTGGCTTTCCTACGCGCGCGGAAGGGGGCCGAGTCTTTCCTGTGGACGCCACCACTCGGCGTACAGGGACTGTACCTGTGCAAGACGTACAGCCTCATCCCCCATGGCAATGGCGTGTTCACGCTGAATGCCACATTCGAACAGACGTTCCAACCGTAAGGACTCAATGCTATGCAATTCACAATGGTTGACACGACCACGGATCACGGTAGCTACAAGGGTGATCCGGCGAAGACGGCATTCGGTAAGGTCAACGACAACTTCGGAAACTTCACCGCTCCCAAGGCGATGGGTGCTGTTCTCGCAGCCCCTTCCACAGCTGAGGGCGTCGCAGACTTTCGTCGTCTAGCTGTGTCGGATCTGCCAGATTCGATCCGCCCTGTGGCAGAGAGTGGATCTCAGAGATTGTTCTGGGCGACACCGGCACAGGGTAGTGGAACGCCAGGGCTGCGTTCTATCGCTGTCGTTGATCTGCCTGACAGTGTCGCCCGTACCGACATCGGTCAAGATTGGACTGCCACCCCGCGCTTCGGATTCATCCAGTCCACGGGCATTCGTTCAAGGAACAACATAGCGTATGGCCCGAACTACATTACGTTCGAATGGACTTCGGGCATGCGCATGTGGGTGGACGGCATGAATGTCGGAACCATCGCAACGGTTTCCGACCCTCGCATCAAGCACCTGTGGGAGACGGTTGGGCCTGGTGATCTGGCTGATGTTCTTTCGGTGGTCCCGAAGACGTGGAGGTTTCGGGACATAGCCATCTGGAGCGATGACGGCGTCAGGCGGCGCAGCTTCAATAGTAATGAGCTGGAGGATGTAGATCCCACGTTGGTGTCTGGTGACCGAGATGCTGTGAACGAGTTCAACGGGACGCCACAGCCGCAGAATATTGATCCGCTGGCGGTCTGTTCCAAACTGTGGGGAGCGCTCAGGGAAGAAGCGACTGCTCGCATGGCTCTAGAGGAACGTTTGGCTGTCCTAGAGGCAGCTTCCCACGGAGGTTCATCGCCGTGATCACCGCCGACGCGCAGCAGCTTGAGCCAGGTGGGCGCATCACGCTGTTCGAGCTGGATGCCAGCAGCTTCGGTGCTGACCAGCTCTTCTTCCACGCGCACCTGCAGTCGGGCGTGATCTGGTGGCAAGGACAGGAGTACGGGCCATGGCCAATCGAGGCCACAGGCTTTTCCCGGACAAGCGATCAGCCGCCGAACCCTCGCCTGAAGGTGAGCAACATCGATGGCCGGATCACCGCCCTGTGCCTGCTGTTCGACGACCTGGTCGGCGCGCGCGTGATCCGCCGGCAGACGCTGGCCAAGTACCTTGACGCCGTCAACTTTCCCGAAGGAAACCCCACGGCCGACCCCAACGAGCACTTCCTCGACGAGATCTGGTTCATCGAGCGCAAGATCTCCGAGACGAAGGAAGCGGTCGAGTTCGAGCTGACCACAGCGATCGACCTCAACGGCGAGCAGCTGCCAGGCCGGCAGGTCATCGCCGGCGTCTGCGGCTGGCTGATCCGGGGTGGCTATCGCGGTCCCTACTGCGGCTACACCGGGCCGGCCGTGGCAGACGCAAACGACGTGCCGACCACGGACCCGGCCCGTGACCAGTGCGGTGGCAGGGTGAACAGCTGCAAGCTTCGCTTCGGTGCCGACAAGCCGCTGCCCTACGGCGGATTCCCGGCCGCCGGCCTCCTGCGCACCTGACCTATCGGCAATGTCCGTGTCCCATAGCCCGCCAGACGCGGGCTTTTCTATGAGCGAACCATGGAATTGAGCACCCTGCAGGCCATCCAGGCGCACGCCGTGGCCGAGTACCCGCGCGAGTCATGCGGCCTGATAGTGGCCGGCGGCGATGGAGAGGCCTATGTCCCCTGTCGGAACGTGGCCACCACGCCCAGCGAGCACTTTCGCCTGCCGGCAGAGGACTATGCCGATGCCGAGGATGTGGGCGAAGTGCTGGCCGTCGTGCACAGCCACCCGAACGCGCCGGCCACGGCATCCGATGCCGACCGCGTCATGTGCGAGGCCAGCGGCCTGCCGTGGCACATCGTCAGTGTTGGCCAGGTCACCGGTGCCGATCCCGAGTGCGGTGACCTGCAGACGATCGAGCCGTGCGGCTACGAGGCGCCGCTGGTGGGCAGGCAATTCGCACACGGCACCTTGGACTGCTACACCCTCGTGCGCGACTTCTACGCCCGCGAGCTGGGCATCCAGCTCAGCCAGTACGAGCGGGAGGATGACTGGTGGGAGAAGGGCCAGGACCTCTACAGCCTGGAACGGCTGTGCGCCGAGGGCTTCGACCTGATCGAAGGCGCCCCGCAGCGCGGCGACATGGTGCTGATGCAGATCCGTTCGCCCGTCCCGAACCACGCCGGCGTCTACCTAGGCGACGGCCAGCTGCTCCATCACATGCACGGCCGCCTGTCGGAAGTGATCACCTATGGCGGCATGTGGGCCGAGCGTACCCGATACATCGTCCGCCACAAGGAGGCCGGCCATGTCTGAGCGCCTGCGCACCATCCGCCTGTACGGACAGTTGGGCAGCCGCTTCGGCCGCTCCTTCCGCCTCGCCGTCAACAGCCCAGCCGAGGCCGTGCGCGCGCTGTGCGCGATCCTGCCGGGCTTCGAGCGGTATCTCCACGGCGCCAAGCGGAATGGCATGGCTTTCGCTGTCTTCATCGGCAAGCAGAACCTCTCCAAGGAGCAGCTGCAGGACCCGCCGGGGAATGAAGACATCCGCATAGCGCCGGTGCTGCTTGGCAGCAAGCGAGGCGGTGTGCTGCAGACCATCCTCGGAGTCGTCCTGATCGTCGTCGGCATCTACGGAAACATTGCTGGTGGCTGGGGGCAGCCGTTCATCAATGCCGGCGTGGGTATGGTCATCGGTGGTGTTGCCCAGATGCTGGGGCCGCAGCCGAAAGGCCTAGGCTCCCAAGACAGTGCCGAGAACCGACCGAGCTACAGCATGAACGGAACCGTCAATACCCAAGCGCAGGGCAATCCTGTGCCGATCGCCTACGGGGGCCACGACCAGAAGGGCATGCTGACCGGCAGCGCGGTGATCAGCGGCGGCATCATGGCGGAGGATCAGCTTTGAACCTGCCCGTCGCAACTCCAATCGCACGCGGGCTGCAGCTGGCAGGCGCCGGCGGCAAGAGCGGCAGCAACGGCCGTACGCCGGTGGAGACCCCGGACAGCCTGCACTCGATGGCCGTGGCCAGGATCATCGACCTTGTCAGCGAGGGCGAGATCCGGGGCTTGGTGGCCGGCAATCAGTCGATCTACCTGAACCAGGTTCCCATCCAGAACCCGGACGGCGGGCTGAACTTCGCTGGTGTTACCGTCGACACCCGATCAGGTACGCAGGACCAGGAATACATCCCCGGGTTCCCCTCGGTCGAAAACGAGATATCTGTGAACGTGGAGCTGCGCAGCGACCAGCCGGTCGTTCGCACCGTAAGCGGGTCCGATCTCTCGGCCGTGCGCATCCGGCTGGCCGTCCCCGCCCTGCAGAAGGTGGATGAGGAAAACGGCGACCGGAACGGCTACTCGATCAGCTACGCAGTGGACGTGTCGGTCGACGGTGGCGCCTACTCCACCGTGCTCAACGATGCGATCACGGGCAAGACCACCACGCAATATGAGCGCAGCCGTCGGATTGACCTGCCGGCCGGCTCGCAGTGGCAGGTGCGCATTCGCAGGCTGACCCCGAACCAGAACAACTCGCTGATCTCGGACGTGGTCAACGTGCTCTCGATGACCGAGATCATCGACGTGAAGCTTCGCTATCCCAACAGCGCGCTGTGCGCGGTGCAGGTCGACGCAAGCCAGTTCCAGAACATCCCGTCGCGGTCCTATCGGGTGTGGGGACGCATCATCCGCGTCCCCAGCAACTACGATCCTATCGGCCGCACCTACAGTGGTGTGTGGGACGGCACCTTTAAGTCGGCCTGGACGAACAACCCGGCATGGGTGTTCTTCGACATCGTCACCAACGACCGGTTCGGCCTCGGCAACCGTATTCCGCTGGACTGGGTGGACAAGTGGCGGCTGTACCAGATCGCCCAGTACTGCGATCAGCTGGTGAGCGATGGCATGGGCGGCCAAGAGCCGCGGTTCACCTGCAGCCTGTACCTGCAGAGCAGGGCGGACGCCTACAAGGTGCTGCAGGACATGGCCGGCATGTTCCGCGGCATCAGCTTCTACGCGGCTGGGCAGGTCATGGCCTCGGCGGACATGCCCAAGGACCCGGGCCCGACCTACAGCCAGGCCAATGTGATCGAGGGCCGCTTCCACTATGAAGGCAGCGGCCGGAAGGCCCGCCATACCGTCGCGCTGGTGTCGTGGACCGATCCGGACGACTTCGGCCGGCAGAAGGTGGAGGTCGTTCAGCACCTCGACGCCATCGCGCGCTACGGTGTCAACCAGACCGAGGTCACGGCGATCGGCTGCCATTCGCGTGCGCAGGCGCAGCGGGTGGGCAACCACATCCTGTACACGGAGAGCTTGGAGACCGAGACGGTCAGCTTCTCAGTAGGCTTGGACGCGCTCAACTGCATGCCAGGCGACGTCATCCAAGTGGCCGACCCGAACCGGGTAGGGCGCCGCAACGCCGGCCGCATCCGTGCCGCAGGCGCCAGCAGCCTCACCCTTGACCTGGTGCCCGAGACGATGGCCGTGGGCGACACCTTGCGGGCCACGCTACCCAATGGGCGCACCGAAGGCCGGACCATCAACGGGATAGACCCCGCCACGGGAGTGGTCACAGTCTCGGCACCGTGGTCGGCAATCCCGGTGCCGCAGTCTGTCTGGGCCACCGAATCCAGCGACCTGGTGCTGCAGCTGTTCCGTGTGATCGCCGTCACTGAAGGCGAGGAACTGACCTACAACATCACCGCGCTGAAGCACGTCCCGGGCAAGTATGCGGCGATCGACGATGGCACCCGCCTGGAACTCCCGCCGATCAGCATCATCCCGCCCAGCGTCCAACCGCCGCCGACCAACGTGGCCCTGTCCTCGCACGTGGTGATCGAGCAGGGCATCGCCACCCCGACGCTGACCATCCAGTGGGACCCCGCCGACAAGGCCATCGCGTACGACGTGGAGTGGCGCCGCGACGACCTCAACTGGGTGCGCGCTGGGCGCGTGGCCACCAGCAGCATCGAGGTGCCCGGGATCTACGCCGGCCAGTACCTTGCGCGCGTGAGGGCAGTGAACGCGCTTAATGCCGTCTCGCTCCCGGCCATGAGCCCGCTCACGACGATCGCCGGCAAGACCGAGCCGCCGCCGGCGGTGACCTCGCTGACTGCAACGTCCATCGTGTTCGGCATTCGGCTGGCCTGGGCTTTCCCGCCAGGCGCAACGGACACGCAGCGCACCGAGATCTGGCGCAGTCCCAGCCCGAACCGCGAGACGGCCACGAAGCTGGGTGACTATGCTTACCCGCAGAATCGCCTGGAGTTGGACGGCCTGGCCGCCGGTGCCCGCTTCTTCTTCTGGGCGCGGCTGGTCGACCGCAGTGGCAACATCGGCCCGTGGTATCCGACGGGCGCTGGGGTGATGGGCGAGGCCAGCACCAACCAGTCCGACTACGATGCCTACTTCGCCGGAAAGATCAGCGAGAGCGCCCTTGGCCAGGCGCTGCGCGGCAAGATCGACAGCATCGACCAGATCGTTCCGTTGATCTGGGATGCAACCGCAACCTACGAGCCGGGTCAAACCGTCGTGTACAACGGGAAGATATGGAGCTGGCAGGGAACGGATCCGGGCAACGAAGAGCCACCAGGCACGAACTGGCAAGACGTTGGCGACGCCATTGCTGAAGCGGGCGCGGTCGCTGGCCGGGTGAACACGCTGGAGCTGCAGGTCAACGATCCGGAGACGGGCCTTCAGGCCATCGGCCAGAAAACGGACGGGCTGTTCGTGCAGCTGAACGTTCAGGCGGCGGGTGACGAGGACTGGGGCGCAGGTGACGAAACGGTCTTCGCCGGAACCTTGACCATCCAGACGGTGATCGCCGAGGGCGACTACGCCCAGGCGAAACGGACCGACACTGTGGAGGCGCAAGTCGGCGAAACGCAGGCTGCGGTCGAGCAGACCTCGCTGGCTGTGGTTGACCTCAATGGGAAGATCAGCGCCACATACACGCTCCGAGCACAGGTCACCTCAGACGGTCGGATCTACGGCGCCGGCTTCGGCCTTGGTGTGGAGCAGCAGCCAGACGGCAGCTTCCAGAGCCAGGCGCTGTTCCAGGTGGACCGCTTCGCGCTGATCAACATCGCCAACGGGGCCACGACCGCACCGTTTGTGGTGCAGGGCGGCCAGACCTTCATCAGCCAGGCGCTGATCGGCACGGCGTGGATCACCAGCGCCAATATCGCCGATGCGGCGATCACCAACGCGAAGATCAGCGGCACCATCCAGTCCGACGATTACGTGTCAGGGCAA